TCTTTTTTATTGCTATAATAATTTGAGAGGTAAATTAAAAATGTCTATTAAGGTTGCATTATTAAAATCTGGAGAGTCTGTAATTGCAGATATCAAAGAACTTATTTCGGATGAAAAGGTTTGCGGATACCTTTTTAAAAATCCATACTCAATAAATCTTGTTCCTAAGTATAGTTTCTTGAGGGAAGAGGTTACTCCACAAGAAGATGAGAACGATCTCAATGTATCATTCTCACCATGGATTCCAATTACCTCTGACGAACAAATTCCTGTTAGACATGATTGGTTGGTAACCGTAGTAAATCCAATCGAAGAAATTTTAAAACTTTATGAGGATATGATTAATGGAGAAAACGATCAAACTGATTCTACTGACGAACAGTGAACGACTGATTAGTGAAATTGTAGAAGTTGGGGCAGACATTGGAGAACCAGATTGCAAACTTATTAATCCACATGAAATTTGGGCAGAACACAATCTCTGCCCTTGGATGAAGGATGATACTGATCAAACGGAGTTTATGATTAACTCTGATAAAATTATTACTATTATGGATCCAAAATTGGAACTACTTGAAAAATATTTGGAAAAACTTAAAGGATGAGATTTTACACCAATGTTCAAATGGTGGGCGACCACTTTCTAGTGAGGGGTTATGAGAATGGTAGGCACTTTGCAACGAGAGAAAAGTTTTCTCCAACACTTTTTGTTCCCTCCAACAAGAAGACAAAATACAAAACTCTTGAGGGGGAGTATGTTGAGTCTGTAGAACCAGGAACAGTTCGTGATTGTAGAGATTTCATCAAGAAGTATGAGGGTGTAGAGAACTTCAAGATCTATGGCAATGACCGATACATCTATCAGTATATTTCTGAGATGTATCCAGAAGAAGAAATTAAGTTTGATACCAGCAAGATTAAGATCGCCACTCTTGACATTGAGGTTGCATCGGAGAATGGATTCCCTGATGTGGAATCTGCTGCCGAAGAAGTTCTTTTGATTACGGTGCAAGACTATGCTACGAAACAGATTCGTACTTGGGGTCGTGGTCCATTTAACAATAAACAAAAGAATGTTCTCTATAAAGGTTTTAGAACAGAGTATGAACTTCTAAATGATTTCATTAATTGGTGGATGATTGAAGAGAACACACCAGAAGTTATAACTGGTTGGAATAGTGAATTGTATGACATCCCATATCTGGTTCGTCGTATTGATCGCATTCTTGGTGAAAAGTTGATGAAACGAATGTCACCTTGGGGTCTTGTAACAGAACGTGAAACTTTTATTCAAGGTCGTAAACATATCTCTTATGATGTTGGGGGTGTTACTCAACTTGATTATCTAAATCTCTATAAGAAGTTTACTTATAAGGCGCAGGAATCTTATCGTCTGGATTATATTGCAAGTGTAGAACTTGGTCAAAAAAAGTTGGATCACTCCGAGTTTGATACTTTTAAAGACTTCTACACAAATGGGTGGCAGAAGTTTGTAGAATACAACATCATTGACGTGGAACTTGTTGACCGCATGGAAGACAAGATGAAACTCATCGAACTTGCAATTACAATGGCATACGACGCAAAGGTTAATTATACTGACGTGTTTTTTCAAGTTCGTATGTGGGACGCTATTATCTACAACTATTTGAAGAAAAGAAATGTTGTCATCCCTCCCAAAGAAAGATCTGATAAAGATTCAAAATATGCAGGGGCATATGTTAAGGAACCGATTCCGGGAAAGTATGATTGGGTTGTGTCTTTTGACCTTAATAGTCTGTATCCCCACCTTATTATGCAGTACAACATCTCACCAGAGACGTTACGGGATACCAGGCATCCATCAGTCACAGTTGATAAGATACTTAACGAAGAACTGACCTTTGAAATGTATAAGGACAATGCGGTATGTGCGAATGGTGCCATGTATCGAAAGGACGTTCGTGGGTTTCTTCCTGAGTTGATGGAGAAGATTTATAAGGATCGCACCATCTATAAAAAGAAGATGCTTCAGGCAAAGCAAGATTATGAAAAAACTCCAACGAAGGCACTGGAAAAAGAAATCGCACGGTGTAATAACATTCAGATGGCACGAAAAATTCAACTCAACTCTGCTTATGGTGCCATTGGTAATCAGTATTTTAGGTATTATAAACTTGCAAATGCTGAAGCAATTACTCTCTCGGGTCAGGTTTCCATTCGTTGGATTGAGAATAAGATGAACGGATTTCTAAATAAGATTTTACAAACTGAGGAAGTCGATTATGTCATCGCATCTGACACTGACTCAATCTATCTTAATATGGGACCTCTTGTTGATAAATTTCTTAGTAGTAAGTCTGGTGATAAAACAAAAGTTGTTGGATTACTTGATAAGATCTGTCAAGATAAGTTGGAACCATTCATCGAACAATCTTATCAGGAACTTGCGGATTATGTTCAGGCATATGAACAAAAGATGATTATGAAGCGTGAGAATATCGCAGAACGTGGTATTTGGACTGCGAAGAAACGATACATTCTCAACGTATGGAACAGTGAAGGAGTTCAGTATTCTGAACCCAAACTGAAGATGATGGGTATTGAGGCAGTCAAATCATCTACTCCCGCACCTTGTCGGAAGATGATCAAGAATGGTCTTAAATTGATGATGAGTGGAACGGAAGAAGATGTAATTGACTTTATCGATAATTGTCGAAAGGAATTTAAATCACTTCCTCCAGAAGACATTGCTTTTCCTCGATCAGTATCTGATGTTGTGAAGTATAAATCTCATTCCGAAATTTATGCAAAAGGGACTCCGATTCATTGTCGTGGAGCACTTCTGTTTAATCATTACATTAAGCAAAATAAATTAGATAAGAAATATTCTCTTATTAATAATGGTGAAAAGATTAAGTTTCTTTATCTTAAAAAACCAAATATTATACAAGAGAATGTAATTTCATTCATTCAAGATTTTCCAACAGAACTCGGTCTTGACAAGTATATTGATTATGATTTACAATTTGAAAAGAGTTTTGTAGAACCACTTAAGTCAATTCTTGATTCAATTGGATGGTCTGTAGAAAAAACTGTAAACCTTGAACTATTTTTCGGATAATGGACTTTTTAAAAGATATTGTAAAAGAGATTGGAGATGACTTCACAAAACTCGCAGCAGACATCGACGAATCAGAAACTTACGTTGACACGGGTTCGTACATTTTTAACGGACTTGTTTCAGGTAGTATATTTGGCGGTGTATCTGGGAATAAGATTACTGCTATTGCTGGAGAGTCTTCTACTGGAAAAACTTTCTTCTCTCTCGCTGTGGTTAAGAATTTTCTTGATTCTAATCCCGATGGTTATTGTCTCTATTTTGATACTGAGGCTGCCATTACTAAGTCACTCTTGGACTCAAGAGGCATTGACACATCACGGTTTGTCGTGGTTAATGTTGTCACAGTAGAAGAGTTTCGTAGTAAGGCACTCAAGGCAGTAGATATATACCTAAAAAAACCTGAAGAAGAACGCAAACCTTGTATGTTTGTGTTAGACTCATTGGGAATGCTCTCAACTGAAAAGGAGATCAATGATGCCCTGAACGATAAGCAGGTTCGTGATATGACGAAATCTCAACTTATCAAAGGTGCTTTCAGGATGTTGACATTGAAGTTGGGGCAGGCTAATATTCCAATGATTGTGACTAACCACACTTATGATGTCATCGGTTCTTATGTTCCTACTAAAGAGATGGGCGGTGGTTCTGGTCTTAAGTATGCTGCCAGTACCATCATATATCTCAGCAAGAAAAAAGAAAAAGATGGAACAGAAATTGTCGGAAACATTATCAAGGCAAAGACTGCTAAGTCACGTTTAAGTAAGGAGAATAAAGATGTGGAGATACGTTTGTTTTACGACGAGCGTGGCCTTGATCGTTACTATGGTCTTCTTCAACTTGGTGAGATTGGCGGACTTTGGAAAAACGTTGCTGGTCGATATGAAATAGATGGTAAAAAAGTCTATGCCAAAGCAATTCTAAAAGAACCTGAAACTTATTTCACTCCCGAAGTGATGCAACAACTTGACGAGATCGCAAAGAAAGAATTCTCTTATGGAACGAATTGAGACTACTATTCTCAGAAACTTAATATACAATGAGGAATATTCTCGCAAAGTTATTCCATTTATCGAACCTGAGTATTTTGATAGTAGATCTGAGAAAGTAATCTTTCAAGAGATAGTCCAATTTATTGTAAAGTATGGATCTGCAATTACATCTGAGGCACTAAATATTGAGGTTGAGAATAGGACAGATCTAAACGAGAGTGAAATCAAAGAGACGAGAGATATCTGCAATTCTTTCAATGACTCTCCTGTAGATCATCAATGGTTGCTAGACACTACTGAAAAGTGGTGCCGTGACCGTGCAATTTATCTTGCCCTGATGGAATCGATCAGCATTGCTGATGGTCAAGATGATAAGAAGAATCGGGATGCGATTCCGAGTATTCTGTCAGATGCTCTAGCAGTTTCTTTTGATAATAATATTGGACATGATTACTTACAAAACTACGAAGAAAGGTATGACTACTATCACAAGAAGGAAGACAAGATTCCCTTTGATCTCGAATACTTTAACAAAATCACGAAAGGTGGTTTACCTAACAAGACTCTTAATGTCGCGCTCGCTGGTACAGGTGTCGGCAAGTCTCTATTCATGTGCCATGTTGCTAGCTCCGTGTTGCTCCAAGGACGGAACGTTCTCTACATTACAATGGAGATGGCAGAAGAGAAAATTGCTGAACGAATTGACGCAAACCTTCTGAATGTTCCGATTCAGAACCTTACTGAGTTGCCCAAGTCAACGTTTGAAAACAAAGTAACAAATCTTGCAAAGAAAACTCAGGGCACTCTTATAATTAAAGAATACCCGACTGCATCGGCACATAGTGGACACTTTAAGGCACTTCTTAACGAACTTGCACTTAAGAAGTCATTTAGACCTGATATTATTTTCATTGATTACCTTAATATATGTGCTTCCTCCCGGTATAAGTCAGGTATGTCTGTCAATTCATATAGCTATATTAA